CTATTTACCAAGCAAACTAGCGCGATTGAGACAGTCAACGACCTAAATGATGATGTCGTCAATCTTTTTTGGGTGATACAACAGGAACCTGATGCGCTGGCCGAAAAAATCTTTCTGACTCCTTACAGTCGAAAGATTTATGATAATTCTTGGGAAGTTCTACCCAAAAATGAAATTGATAAAGCTCTGAATTTCGTCATACGTTCTGTCATGAGTCACGGTTTTCGAAATATTGAAAAATCTGGTTGGAAAATGGATATCAATGGCAGAGAACGAGCTTACGCAGTCAAACATTGGAATGATCTACCAGAGTTGGTCCAAGAAATGACATTGCGATTAAAGCAGGTTCAGATTGAATGTCGGCCAGCCATTGAACTGATAGAGAAATACAGTCGGCAAGATGTCTGTATGTATGTAGATCCTCCCTATGTTCTCAGTACGAGGACGAGAAAACAATATTCGGTAGAAATGGATGATCGTGACCACGAAGAGTTGTTAGAGGTTTTGAATCAATCAAAGGCCAATATTCTTCTGAGCGGATATGATAGCGACTTGTATAATAAACGCTTGACTAATTGGGAAAGGGTGGAGTTCTCGGCGACTGCAGAGAAAGGGCTACCGAGAACAGAAGTTCTTTGGATGAACTATCGAACAAAGAAGCAATTATTATTATTTTAAAGGAGAAAACAGTGGCAGAGAATGATTTTAATTTGTTGCCGTTGCTGGATTATATCAATCCTGCCACGGTAGACTACCAGACATGGGTAAATGTGGGCATGGCCCTGAAACACGAAGGCTATACGGCATCTGATTGGGACAATTGGTCGCAAAACGACAGCCGGTACAAGAAATTCGAGTGTTTCAAAAAATGGGATACTTTCAACGAAGAAGCAGGAACTATCGTGACGGGTGCCACGATTACCCAACTTGCTAAAGAAAATGGCTGGGTGTCGCAGTCTAGTTATGATAGCGAGAATGCGCATGAGTTAGGATGGACCGATACAATAGACCGTGATTATCGTGTCATTGATAAAGACTGGATTGAAGGAAAGGAAATTCACGAGCCAACGATTTGGAATCCAGTGCAGGAAATCATCAAATACCTTGAAACACTTTTTGAAGCTGGCGAAAATGTCGGTTATGTGACCAAATGCTACCCCAAGACTGACGACGAAACTGGCGAGATTGTCAAATGGCTGCCAACCAAGGGAGCTTACGACCGAACTGCCGGACAATTGATTGAAGCTCTCAGTAAATGTAATGGCGACATCGGTGCAGTCCTAGGCGACTATCACGAAGAAGCTGGCGCATGGGTTCGCTTCAACCCCATGGATGGAAAAGGCGCTAAGAATGAAAATGTGACGGATTTTAGATATGCCCTGGTCGAATCCGACAGTATGCCAATTGACAAGCAAAATGCTATCTATAAAGAACTTGAGTTGCCGATTGCTGCTTTGGTTCACAGTGGGAACAAGTCACTACATGCAATCGTCAAAGTAGATGCCAAGAATTATGAGGAATACCGTAACCGGGTTGATTATCTTTATAAGATTTGTCAGAAGAACGGAATCATAGTTGATACTCAAAATAAAAATCCGAGTAGGCTATCACGCATGCCGGGCTTTATCCGAAATGGGCAGAAGCAATTCTTGGTAGATACTAACATTGGTAAGGCCGATTGGGACGAATGGTACCAGTACATCGAAGACTTGAACGATGATTTGCCTGATCCTGAAGGATTGGCAGACAGCTGGGATAATTTGCCAGAATTGGCGCCTGAGCTGATTAAAGGCGTCCTTCGCCAAGGTCACAAGATGCTGATTGCTGGTCCTTCTAAAGCTGGTAAGTCATTCGCTTTGATTGAGATGTC